TTTATGGAGCGATACCAAATGGAACAGGTTATCGCTTAAATTATCAAGTTATTACTGTACCTAGAGACGACGTAAAGAAAACAGCGCAAAGAGTAAACATAGTCAAACGCCTTAAAATTATCGGTGATCTAAACCTGGGGCGTGACGGTGGTGGTGATGTAGAAGCCGGGACAAAGCCAAAAGATAATAATGCGTACTTGCACACGGTGCAGGATCAGCATCATGAAGGCGAAGGCCGTCAATACAGCCCACGGATGGGAATCTGGAGTTTTAGAAGTCCCGGCGGTTCACTTACAACAGTTGATGGAAACTTTAGTGGGCAAAGGTCAGCAGTTTTAGATGTAGCAAAAGACGACGAAATAAACTTTAGGATTTCTGCAACAGAAATTCCTTCAGACGCTTACGAAGGTAAAAAAGATCAGGCTGGAGAAAAGGTCGATGATATTAATTCAACAGTTCGATCGGAGCAGTTAGCTGCAGATGACGAGATGCAGATTGGTGAGATTTTTGCAATTGCTGGCACGGTATGGAAGGTAAGAAGGCGCAGCTTGGCGCGGTTTAATCCTGACGAATCAAAGACTGATCAATTGATTAATCTCGTGTGCATTGACACGGATGAATCACTACAAAAGAAAATAGGCATTGTTAGTGAAAGCAAGGTTATAGCGCCAGAGGTTTACCTTGATGACTTAGACGGCATTGGAGCGGGGTTCTTTCCTTTAACCAAGATTGCCACAGGCACAATACGAAACAATAGACCCGCAATTGTTACTGAGCTTGGCATTAAAAGTTCGGTTTACCAAAACTTGCAAGGACTATGCTCTTTTCCTGGTCTGCCAACAACTAGCGAAATAAAAGAGTTTGGGCGAGCCAATATAACAGTATCTACCGGAACGATTAATTCATCAATTGCGAGGTCATCAGCTTTTTATTTATATGTAAGAAAGGCTGGACTTGACGCCAATGGGGACAGTTTTAAATTTCATCGCATGGCCCCTTTCTTTGCGGTTGTGGGACGTAAACCAGTCTCGCAATACAATTTTATTCAAGTAAGACATCCGTCTCAAGAAGAACTTGAATACAAAATTGTCCCGTTGCCTGGTGCTGAATTAAGAGCAGTGTCGGACGAGCAGGAGTTCATACAGCTTTCGGCTGCCGCAGCTGATGGCCCTAACAGGGTCAAACAGGTTGTAAGGCAAGATAACGTTCCAGGTATTGGAACTTTCACTCTCGTAACAGCAGGGTTTTTAACAACAAAGCTGTCTTTACGTTTAAACAAAGAGTTTATTCAAAACCCAGTTTCAGCTTCGGGGTCAGGGTCAGAGACAAGCCCAAGTGTTGTCACAAGGGAATTAACCTTGCCAGTTGATGGCCCTGATCCTGAGAGTCAAGTTAGTGCTATTGAGCATGTTGCAAATATATCAAACCTTAGTGACGCGACAAGCGGTAGAAATGGTGCAATGACTTACGAAATCGCAGGCAACTCAGACACGCACCCAGGTGGCATTGGCTCAACGATTAATGCAATAACAAGAGAATACGTAGATCCAAACAATGTAAATCGATTTGTAATTATTGAATGGACGTTGCAAAAAAATGAATTGCCTTCTGACCACTATGCTCGTGCTAATGGTAAGACTACGGTTTGGGCACCAATAGCGACCAGGGTTGTATTTAGCTCTACGGATTTTGCGGCTGGGCAGGAGTTTCAAGTTAAGCGCGGAAACGGTTCGACAGCTGTATTCCCAAATGGGAGCACTGCTTACTCCAACTCAAATCCATTTAAAAACAACAACCCTGCTGGAACGTTGCAATGGTCAGGGCAAAGATTTCGCGTTACGGGCATGACGACTATTCCAACCGTTTTCGGTCGGAACCAAGGTTTTTACTATCAACTTTTCGGTAGCGCACAAAATTTCAGCATTGGCGAAATTGCAAGTGCTGAAAAAACTTATACAGCATCTGGCTCAAAAAGCATTCGTCTTAAATTTGTATCAACAGTAATGCAACAGGATGACCATTGGTCAGGTCAGACACAAGGCTGGAGCGAACCAACTATCACTGTTGTAACTGGAGGCAGTACCACTTCCAATTGGGACATAGGAGACACATTTGAAGCGTTAGAAACTATTTCAACAACTAATCCATATCGTACTGTTTATGCCGCAACCGGCTTCAGGGGAAGAATAGCTGAGAGAACAACTGTCGATCTAACGGCTACATTCACTGGCGATGTAATCTTTGAAGGCCAAAGCCAATATGCAGACGTTAGTCTTTATAGAAGTTTAGTGCAAAAATCTAATGCTTCTGAGCCGGAGCATCAGGTTGTCTATGTAAATGAGATTATGCCTAATGATCAAAAACCGGCTTTTAACAATTTAACTTTGGCAGGCTTCTCCTTGCGAGCAACCCGAAACTTTACCCAACTTGATCAACTGAGAACATGGCTTGGCAGCGGGATACAAGTCGAAAGGCTGCATCCTGACTTGAGTGTTTATGGATCTGGAAGTCAAGCTCAAGGCCCAAGCAATCTGTTTACTGATCTAGTTTTTTACTTGCTGACTGATCAGATGGGTGGAGCGGGAGCTGTACTGCACATGACCTCCGACAACCCATCAATAGTTGACAAAAACTTGTTGATTGAAACTTCTAAATTTTTAGTAAAGCAAGAGCTTTTCTTTAACGGCGTTATTGGAGAGATGACAAATTTACGTCAATTTGTTATGGACTTGGCCCCTAACTTTTTATGCAACTTTGTTCTTGCAGACGGTAAGTTTTCGCTGGTGCCTGCGGTGCCGTACATCCACGAAAGCGGTGCTATTAACTTAGGCGTTGTTGAAATTAACCAACTCTTTACCGCCGGAAACATTCTTGAGGATTCGTTCAAGCTTGAATACTTGAGTTCAGAAGAGCGTAGGCCGTTTAAGGCGGTCGTGCGTTACAGGCAGGAGGCCAAGAATAAGCTGCCAGAAGAAAGGGTAGTAGAGGTCAAGATCCCAGGTTTAGACGAGTTCGACCCAAACATTGACTTGATGCCTCAAGAGCAATTTAACTTGACGCAGTTCTGCACATCAAAAAGTCATGCAATAAAAGTGGCCAAGTATTTCCTTGGATTAAGGCAGTTAGTTACGCACACCATTAGTTTCTCAACAACAGTCCACGGATTAAATTTAAAAGCTGGTTCGTTTATTAAGGTCGTTACAGAGTCAAGCCCGTACAGTTCTGCTAACAACGGATCAATTAGTTCAACTGGGCAAGTCGTCAGTGTTTCTCCTTTGAGTGACGGGCAATACAACGTTTCTTACTTTCAAATCAACTCAGAGGATGTTGAGACTGGAACGATGAATGTCAGTAATGGGGTGGTTGCTGACTCAACGTTCCACAATTCCGTCTTCACCTTGACTAATCCTGAGGTATCTCAAAACGTTTATGTTGTTGAACAATTAACGTTCTCGCAGGAGGGCACTGTGGACATCGTTGCATCAGAGCACCCTTGCAACGATGATGGCAGCAGTAAGCTTGCCCACTTGATAGAGAATGGATCCTTTGTCATTCAACCCAGCTAATGGCATTTCCTGAGCTTGTTCCAACCAGCCGCGCTTTTGATCCTGGGGACTACCCGATCAAAACGTTTAAGTCGCAAAACGGCGCTGAGACACGGATTCTGTATGGCAGCGAACGTACCAACGTAAAGCTGCAACTGTCTTACGCCAACATTGGCGATGCGTCAGCAGAGTTGTTCCTTGACCACTTTGACGAGACAAAAGGTACCTTCAGCACTTTTGATTTACCTGTCGGGTCTTTGTCGGGTTGGAGCGGAAACACTGATGCCCTCCGCTCAGAGCTAACAACAGTTCCGACTGTGACACTTGTTGTGACAGTTGCGGCTTCTGGTGGCGCTAACAAGTATCGGATTGATGGGTCTTCGACAGATAATCAAACGTTGACGCTGACTGAAGGCACTGTTTATTTGTTTAGCCAAGCGGACTCGTCAAACTCTGGACACCCATTGCGTTTAAGTACAACAAGCGATGGCACCCATGGCAGTGGTGCTCTTTACACAACAGGTGTTACAACCTTTGGAACTGCAGGCAGTGCTGGAGCGTACACACGAATCAAGGTCGCTAAAGACGCTCCAACTTTGTATTACTACTGCGTTAATCACAGTGGGATGGGCGGTCAGATCAATACGCCTGCAGGCACTGTTTCTTCTGAATCAGGGACGCCAGCAAAGTACAGGTACGAAAGCCCACCACAATTAACGCAGGTGCGGCCTGGGGTTAGCACTGTTACAGTGAATCTCATTGGCGTGATCTGATGGCAAAGGTCTATACCGGCAGAGATGGCGTCTTACAAGTCGCTGGTACGACCGTTGCCAAAGTGTCGAGCTTTTCGGTGCAAGCAAACCTTGAGACGTTAGAAACCACAACGCTTAGTGAGAATATTCGCAGTTACGTCCCAGGTGTTGTTGGCTATACGGGCAGTTGCAGCTTGCTTTATTACAAAGAAGACAGCGGCACAATCAACACCACAAGCCTGTTGAGCGCACTGGTAAAGACTGGTTCGGCTGGTGTTACCAGCAGCGACACCGTTGATTTGACATTCCGTTGGGTGGATGGTGCAGACATTAACGACATCAAGATCAACGCTTACGTTTCAAGCGCCACGATGGGTGCTGCGACTGCTGATCTGGTGCGTGCTGAGATTTCGTTTATTGGAACGGGAGAGCTGCTAGCCGCCACGATCTCATGAGTGTTTACCTTGGCACGTTTGGCAAAGTTGAACTGCAACGTCAGTTTGACGGCAGCGAACTTAGCTCGACAATCAATACCGGTGATGTCAACGCTACGGCAAAACGTTTTAGCTTTGACTTTGACCATGGGCAGTTGATTACTGGTGACCAAATTGAAATCAAAAGCACTGACAGTAGTGCTCTTGATTTTATTGACAGCTATACAGATTCAAGCGTAAAAAAGTTTATTTATGTTGACGACCTTGGTGGCATCAGGCTTTACAACACTTTTGCCCATGCCGTAAATGGTGGGCCAACGAACGCAGTAGCTCTTGCAGTTCCTGGCAACGACATCCCAATTGCTGTTACTGTTGAGAACAGTATTGCGCGTTTATTGGCGCAAGTTAATAGTTTTGAGCTTAATACTGAGCGCGAAACTGTTGACACGACAACGCTATCTGATGAGTTTAGAAGTCGCATTAGTACGTTGATGTCTGGCTCTGGCCGGATGTCTTGCTTCTGGGAATACACAGGCGACACGGC